GTGCCTTGTAGGTACCTTAGATCGCGTTTAAACGCCATGTGTGCGCAGCAGGTTCTCTGCGCTGAGGTTGATCAGGTCATCTGCCAGCATCATCTCGCTTGTCGGAATGGCAATGCCTTCAGCCTGGTAGCGTTCTGCTAGCTGTTTGGCAACTGTTTCCAATTCGTTAACCTGCATTGTTCCTACTAACATCTTCAGTACTTCAACATTCATTAGGTTAACCTTTAATACTTTACTTAAAACCTCTTTATACATACGTTCTTCCACGTTTTGATCAACCTCTGGAGGTTTACCATGAGGTTGACTATGAGGTTGACTATGATGAGGTTCTCCATTGTCAACCTCTAGGGGTTGACTATGTGAAGCCTTCTTAGCCTTGATTTGTGCTTTCATCTTGGCAACTGTAGCTGTGTCTTTTCCTTTTGGCATGACGTACTCCTTCGCTGGTTCTGTGATTGGTTTGACAACACCTCGGATCATGTCCTGGATGCGTTTCAGTCCTTCTGGATCGATGGTGTTGTCCTGCTCCTGCTGTTGCTTTTCTTTCATGTAATGTGGCCTCGTATCTTCGGTTCTGCTGGTCACAGCGATTGCTGTTTCAGCGTCAATGGTGGGGTCAAAGATGACGCGCATGGTCTGGTTCTGATGGCCCTTCCAGCCCTTGCGCATCACCTCGATGTAGCCGAGCTCAACTAGGTGCTTGAACTGCTTGCTGATGGCCTGCTTGGTAATGCCAAGGTCTTTGGCCAGCCTTGCGCCGCCAACCCAGGTGATGCCTGCTCGGTTGCTGTAGCTGCAGATCGTCATCAATAGGCGTAACCCAGCTTCATGCAACCTGCGGTCAGTCACTGCCCTGATCGGCACAATGGCTACCTTGCGCTGATCTGGCAGTGGTTCCTTCTCTTTGACCTTGGGGCGCTTGGGTAGCTTGAACTCCACAATATTGGTAGGTAAGGCATTCATTGAGATTGCCTGCCCCAATTCCGTATACGGTTTTGCGAATTCCTTATACGGTTATTCATCAAACTCCCCCACAAAGGCAGCACAAGCGCCGCCAGCACACAGATAAACACCATCCTGCCAACCCACAAGTGCTGACACAGCTATGCCACCAATGCAGATGCACAGTAGGAAACATTTTGTTTTCTTTTCTCTTAAGTTCATCACGGCTCATCCCCTGTTAGCAGCGCAATCCACAGCGCAATAGCAATCGCCAGCACGGCAGCGCCAGCCCCAAATAGAAACATCGCGGCAAACATATAGCTCATAGCAGGCTCTTGATCCGGCTGATCTCCCAGCCTGTCTTGTCGTGCAACTGCAGGATTCTGTGCGGGCTCATGCCAACATGGCCATTGCGCAACGTACTGACAAACTTCTGCGACCAGCCAATCTTCTTGGCAACATGCGCATCATTCCTCGCTGGCAGCTCTTTAATCAGCGTGTCCAGCAGCTTATTGGGTGTCCGTGGTTTTTCCACTTTTATATCTCCTTAACATCTCGTTGCGCAGCCTTACTCGCTCCTCATAGCCCCGCTGCTGCTCCACAAGGCCTAAGTACTCCAGCTTCGTTATCTTTGGTTTCCTTGCCTTGTCCGGCAGCTTTAACGCCCACCGAGCCTCACAATCGTGCCTGTAGGCCTCGCTGTGAGTGCAGACCTGGTTACCATCCACCAGCACCGTGCGTGGCCTCCAGTGGGCTCTGTCGCAGTGCTGGCAGTACTCATAGTCTGCGGCCACCATGCCTGCGTGCGTACCGCTTGGCCTGCCTGATGGCAGCCATGATGCCCAGGCCGCTGTGTCGCCACATCCGAAACACTCTCCAGAATCTGATCATTTCACCCGCCGTACCTTGTTTTGTTTCGCAGCCTTGGCCTGCTCACGCTGGATGCGCTTGAACTTGGCAGCTAAGTCCATCGCCGTGCCAGCAGGCTGGTACTTAAAGTTTGGGTTCCAGACACTCGGTGTCGTGTCCTGCTTTTGCTTCTTCTTTGGCGGCATCTCATCAGTCGCCAGCTTCAGGTTGCTCTGCATTGTTTCCTCCTGTTAATTGATCCCTCATCATCGGTATGAAATCATCGAGTAAAAGACAGACCCGCCAGGGCTGCCCGTTGCGCCTGTAGACTACCACCGGCACTTCGCTGGGATTGGCGCAGGCCTCGACCTGTTGCGACCACGCATCGATCTGCAACCGCTCCTGGCGCTTTACCTCGAGCCGAAAATGCTCAATGGTGATGTCGTCGGCACCATCCCTGGCCTGCCCCAAGTTCCGCTTGACCACGCGCCCGAGCTGGTCTGCCAGGATGCCTGCCAGCTCTCGCTCACCGGCAGCGCCCTTGTTCCGTTTGCCGCGACCGTTCACCGAGCCCCCAACAGTTTGTTGAGCCTGTCCTGGGTAGTCTCATACCGCTTGCCGTAGGCTTCCAAAATGAGCTCCTCAAGAATCGATACCCGTGTCCTGCGCTGCTCGGCTGCAGCCTGGTCAAGCAATTGCCTGACCTCTGGCCGCATACGCATAAGAAACATCTTGCCCTCTTTCATACTACCTCCCTGTATATCGCCCAAATATAAAGCCAGCACCGTAACACCGTCAACGGTTGCCAATTTGATAGCGCCACAAATTATTTTGCTTTGGGGTGTTGACATATCGCCGCGATATATGAGAGTCTCTGTCTACGGTCAACGAAGACCGCAACCTCACCGAGATACAGGGAGATTGAAATGCAAGTCATCATTACCCAAGCAAGCACAGTTGAATGCGGCAAGTACATCGAAGCCGACTGCGGCAAAACTTCCGCTCATATTTACATTAGCGAATTTGGCTACATCAATGTGTGCTGCAAGAATGCATCACACAAAGCATGGAAAGCCAATGGCCGCTACTTCCGCAGCTTTGATGAAGCCTTAGCTGGCTACAAGTCTGCCGAAATGAAGGCAATTATTAACGCTGCGCAGGAGGTTTAATCATGACCTCCTACGTCGCCTACTTCCGAGTTTCCACCGAGCGCCAGGGTCAATCAGGCCTTGGCCTCGAAGCCCAGCAGGCTGCCGTCAAAGCCTACGCTGATGGCATCATTCACTCATTCACCGAGATCGAATCAGGCAAGCACGATGACCGGCCACAGTTGGCCGCTGCCATCGCTATGTGCAAAGCCACCGGCAGCGCACTGCTGATCGCCAAGATCGACCGCCTTTCCCGCCAAGCAGCTTTCTTGCTGACCCTGCGCGACTCTGGTGTGCAGATTGTGGCAGCCGATATGCCGCACGCTGGCACCCTTGAGTTTGGTATCCGCGCTGTGGTCGCACAGCATGAACGCGAAGAAATCAGCCGCCGCACCAAGGCAGCACTGCAGGCCGCCAAGGCCCGTGGTGTTCGCCTGGGCAACCCCAACCTGCACCAGGCAGCAATCGCAGGTGCAGCTGCTGGCCGTGCCAATGCCGACGCATTCGCAGCCAAGGTAATGCCCATCATCGCTGACATCCAGCGCTCTGGTGCCACCAGCCTGCGTGCCATCGCAGCAGCTCTGTCAGCCCGTGGCGTACAGACAGCCCGCGGCAATACAAAGTGGCTGCCAGCCCAAGTCTCCAACCTGATCCAGCGAGGTGCAGCATGAGCGACGATTTCTTTAATGGGTTTTTGTTGGGCATGGCCGTGATTTTTGCCCTGTTCTTTGTGGCAGGGGTCATATGATTACCGGCCAGATCCTGCGTGACGCGCAGCTAGCGCTCTTTGAGCAGCGCGACGCTGACTTCCTCGACCACTGCCGCCAGGTCGCCACCGACATTGCCAAGAGCCAAGGCAGCGTGTCGATCAATGATGTCCGAGCTGCCATCAACCTGCCTGCAGAGCTGCACCCATCAGTGCTGGGCGCTGTTTTCAGAGGTAAAAAATTCACAGCAATTGGCTTTACCGAAGCCACCCACAAGGCCGCCCACGCTCGAGTGGTGCGGATCTACAAACTCACCGAGGAGAAATAATCATGGCCGGAAAGAAAACACCTGACTACATGATGAGCGCCAGCCGCCTGCCTGCGCTGCTGGGCCTGTCCAAATACCAGACACCGAACGATGAGCTGCAGTTCAGCATCAACGCATCCAAGGGTGTGCCACGCGAAGACAAACAGAACGAAGCAATGGCCTGGGGCGACCGGCTCGAGAGCCTGATCCTGCGGGAAACTGCCAAGCGCCTAGAGTTGTTTGAGCTGTCCACCGAGTTCGACTCAGCCTTCTATCACGACACCCTGCCGCTGGCCTGCAGCCTGGATGGTTACGCGCATGGCCGTGGCCAGAAGATCCGCACCGACACCGACGCAGGCATCATTGTGGTCGGCCAGGATGAGATCATGCTCGACGGGTTTGGCGTACTCGAAGCCAAGCTAACCGCCGTGGCACCCGAGGAGATCCCAGCCCTGTACCGTGGGCCGGTGCAGTTGCAGGCACAGATGGACATCATGCAGGCCAAGTGGGGAGCGCTGGCCGTGCTGTATCAAGGCACCACGCTGCGCATCTTCCTCTTTGAGCCACACCAGCAGACCCTGTACACCATTAAGACAGCGGTGCTGGAGTTCCAGAACAAGCTCGAGAAGTACAAAGCCACAGGCGAGATCGACTTCTACCCGCCTGCGAACCCCAAGGATGCCGACCGTATGTACCCGGCAGCCGACGAAAACCTAGTGGTCAACCTGCCTGGTCGAGCCGAGCAATTGGTCGATCAGATCGTGACTGCCAACGCCGACATCAAGGCAGCAGAAGGCCGCCGCAGCGAAGCTGAGACTGAGCTGAAGGCCATGATGGGCCAGGCTGCCAAGGCCAGCATTGGACGCTTCGAGATCCGCTGGCCAATGCGCAGCTACAAAGCCACGCCAGAGAAGGTGGTGCCTGCG